CGACATTTACCCAAAGCCTGACGGAGTTTATTCCTTACGTTTTAACTGTGCGTTACGTAATCCTGACTTGAGTGCAGACACTGACACTCTGAAGATACCAGCGATGCCAGTAATGCACCTTGCTGTAGCCTTTGCTGCTCGTGAGCGTGGAGAAACTGGTGGTACTTCGACGCAAGAGTACTTCGCTATGGCTAACAAGTACCTGTCAGACGCTATTGCACAGGACGCTGGTAGACACCCAGAAGAAACTATCTTCTACACGCCTTAAGGTACACACTATATGGCACAAGAACTAAAAAGTATTAATCTTGTAGCTCCGGGCTTCAAGGGTATCAACACTGAGGACTCACCGTTGTCTCAGGACCCTTCTTTTGCTGAAGTTGCTGACAACGCAGTGATTGACAAAAGAGGGCGTATAGCAGCACGTAAGGGCTACAACGTAACGACTACTAACAAGACGGAGTTAGGTAGTGACAACCTGAGTGCTATTAAGGAGTTCAGAGACGCTAACGGCAACACTAAGATTTTTTCCGTGGGCAACAACAAGATACTTAGTGGTACAACCACGTTGGCTGACGAGACTCCGGGTAGTTACACAATCACTGCTGACGACTGGAAGATGGTCAATTTTAACGACAGTATCTACTTCTTTCAGCGTGGGTACCAGCCTCTGATATACAACGTAACTGCTTCAGGCAGTCCCGGAGGTGCTAATAGTAACGTAGTGACACTAAGCTCTGTCAACAGTGCAGCAGGTGTTGCTTCAACGATGTACGGCAATGAAGTCTTGGCGGCTTACGGTAGACTCTGGACTGCCGACTTCGCTACAGACAAGTCAACTGTTTATTGGTCTGACCTTTTGATAGGACATGACTGGTCCGGTGGAACCTCTGGGTCCATCGACATAGCTAAAGTATGGCCTGATGGTTTTGACGAGATTGTTGCACTGGCTGCACATAACAATCTCTTGATTATCTTTGGCAAGCGTAGTATCGTAGTTTACTCAGGTGCTGACGCTCCTGCTACTATGGCTTTGTCCGACACTATTTCCGGTGTTGGCTGCGTAGGCAGAGACACGGTACAGTACACTGGTGTAGACGTAATCTTTCTTTCTCAGTCTGGCTTAAAAAGCTTCGGAAGAACGATACAAGAAAAGTCCATGCCAATAAGCAGTTTGTCCGGGACGATTACCACGGACATCATTCAGCTAGTCAATGAAGCAAACGAAGTTTACAAGTCTGTGTATTACCCAGAAGCAAACTTCTACCTACTAACTTTTACAAACCAAAACATGACTTATTGTTTTGACATTAGAGGAACTTTAGATTCTGACGGTATTCTAACGTCTAAAGACGCTGTAAACACTAACGGCAGTGGAGGAACCTTGAGCATAGGCATGGAAACAAGCATCAATGGTAACGAACTGTCAATACAAGAAATCAATGTACTTGCACTAGTAGGTAAAACAATATGAGTAATTATACTAAAGTAACGGACTTTGCTGCAAAGGACACTTTGTCTGCAGGTGACCCTAACAAGGTTGTTAAGGGAACTGAGTTTGAAACTGAGTTTGACAACATTGCAACCGCAATAGCTACAAAGGCAGACACTGCTGGACCTACGTTCACAGGGACTGTCACGATACCTGCCCTGACTTTCACAGGTACGTTGTCAACGGGAACGATTAGCGGAGGAACCTACTAATGAGTACTATTTTTGAGGACTTTTTAAACGCTATTGGAGGCGAAGGTAACGCTGTCAACACTGCTGCTGCTTTAGGCTTAGGGACCGCTGGTTTAGCTCTTGCTGAAAAAGGTTACGGCGATATAGGAGACATTGGGGAACAAGCTAAAGAGGCTTTGTCTGGGTACACCACAGAATCAGGCCAGTACGTACCCGGTTTAGCTGACAAGCTTTCAGGTATGCTAGAGTTTCAACCGTACACTGTGACTTCTGCTACTGGCGGTCAATTCGGTATGGTTGAAGACCCTGTTACGGGTCAGATGACTTACCAACTGGCTACTTCTCCTGAAGAACAGCTTTTGCAACAAGAACAACTAAAACGTGCAGAGACACTCTTTGGACGTGCTATGGCAGATCCTTCTGCAAGAGAACAAGAAGTTCTTGGACGTATGGAAGACTTAGCGTCTCCTGAACGACAACGGCAGCGTCTTGCTTTAGAGCAGCGACTAGCGGCACAAGGACGCTTAGGCACACGCACAGGCATGTTTGGAGGTACTCCAGAAGCCTTGGCGTTAGAGCGTGGAATCGCAGAAGCTCAAAACAAAGCAGCACTGGACGCTATGCAGTTTACAGCACAAGAACAGCAACGTCAGGCCCAGATGGGTTCAGGCATGTTAGCTGCTGGTTACGTGCCACAGGCACAGTTGCTCAATGCGTTGCAACCCGGTATGACTGCTTCAGAACGTCAGAGACAAGCTATATCACAACAAGCAGGAACTTACGGTCAGACCTATACTTCAGGCTTAGAAGCACTGCTACAAGCTGGCTTGGGACAAGCTAACATTGCTGGAGGTGTCGGTGGTAACATCGCTAGTGCAGCACTTGGTGGCTTGTTTAGTTAATAAGGAGAACACATAATGGCTCAATTTTCACAAGGGTTTTTGTCCAGCTTAGGTAGACCTGCAATGGCAGAAAGCTTGTTTGGCTTAGGTGCCACTATTGGTGGTCTTCCGGGTCAGCGTAAGCAGCAGCAGAAGCAACAAGCGTTTAACCAGTTGATGCAACAAGGTCAGCGAGCAATGGCTTCTGGAGACGCTGCTGCTTTAGCCAGCATTGGTCAACAGTTGGCTGCTGCTGGCTACCAGAAAGAAGCACAGCAGTTGTCTCAGGCTTCCAGAGAGGCTTCACAGAAGGCTAAAATGGCTGAAGTTGGGGAAAGTATGCTTACAGGTCTTCCTACAAGAATGCGCGAAGGAGCAGCAACTCTGGCTCAGATGGGACGTGTCCCAGAAGCTTTAGAAGCACAGAAGGCGGCTCAGGCTAGACAAGTAGACAAAGGTAAACAAGCTTTAGCAACTTTTGCGTCTGCTCGTGGTATGCAGATGAGTGACCCCAAAGCTCGTGAAGGTTTTTTTAGGATTGCTAAAACTTACGAAGTTCCTCTGGACCAAGCTCAAGCAATATATGAAAACTTTACTAAAACTGGCGGGGACAGAACAACAAAAGGCGAGGTCGTTGTCAGAGACAGTCAAGGAAACTTATTTACACGGGCTTCTCAATATGATGAACAAGGTGAAGGCAGAGAAGTTATTCTTCCTTTCCCCGGTGCTCCTAAAGAACCAGTAGGTAACTTGACTATTGTTTCAGGAACAACCGGAGCAGGTGCTTTTGACAAACCCGGAATAAAACTAGAGGAAGAGTTTAGCGGTTTAAGGATAGAAGCTATAAATGCACTACCTTCTTTAGAAAGAAGTTTTAAAAATGCTGAAAGAAGTCTTGAACTGTTAGAACAAATAAACACAGGTGGTTTTACAACTTCAATTGTAAGGTCAGCACAAAATTTATTCGGGGAAACACCCGCTAACGAAGCTGCGTTTCAGACTTTAGCGGGTAAAAATGTTTTGCAGGGTTTAGAGGCTTTTACAGGAGCTATTTCTAACCAAGAAAGAACATATTTAGAAGGGTTGTATCAAAGCCTTGAAAAAAGTAATTTTGCAAACAAAGCAATCCTTAAATTGTTTATGGAGGAGTATAAAGACGCTATCGAGAGTGCTCAACTAAGAGCAGACTCTACGTCTTTTGAAGACTACAATACTAAGCAAAAGAAGCGTCGAGCAAAAAAACAAAAACAACAAGAAGAAGAAACTACTTTTGACTTCAACAACCTTCCTACTAACTAAGGAATAAACATGGAAACTATTTCTGTTACGTTACCCAACGGAAACGTTATAAAAAATGTTCCTAAAGGCATTACGCAAGAGCAGCTTAAAGACTCTGCTATAAGGCTAGGGGCGGCTTCTTTAGAAGACTTCGGAGAAACTGTGGGAGAAAGTGACGGAGCTTCTTCTTTTTTAGAAGAAAACATGGATCTTCCTGTGGGTTTAGGAGGAGCGGTAGCAGGAGCGGCCGCCGGTTCATTTGCAGGTCCTGTTGGTATGTTTGTTGGTGGAGTCGTAGGAGGAGCTTTAGGGACAGGAGGAGGTTCTTTAATTTCTGATGAGCTAACCGGCGAAGATTTAGATTACGCTAATGCTGTTGAACAAGGTCTTATTTCTGCAGGTTTTGACTTAGTTACTTTAGGTTTAGGTAAGGTTCTTAAACCTGCTTTTGTGGCAGGTAAAAAAGCTTTAGGCTTTACTCCTGAAGAAACTGCTAAAGAATTATTACAGTCTGTTCCAGAAGTAGGTACTAAAGAATCTTTACAGGCTTCACAAAGAATACTAGAAGGCAAAGGAGCTACGCTTACCCCGTTTCAAGCAGGTATTGAAGGTTCTGCTGTTTTAAAGGAGAAGATAGCAAACTCAGGAATCTTCTCAAGTGTTAAAATGGAGAAAAACGCTGAGTTGGTTAATCAAGCAACTTCCGAAGCTTTGACAGAAGTTTTAAATAAGTTTAGTGTAAACATCAGCGGGAACTCTGAAGACATAGCAGAAGTTCTTTATAATGTTGTTTCTGAAGGTAAACAAGCACTAGGACAGAACTATGCTAGAGGTTTAGACGACATTGTTAAAACAGCAGGGAAAACTTTAATTCCTGTAGGACCTTATACACAAACTCTTGATTCTTTCGTGCAAAAAAGACAAGGAGAAATAGTAAACGAGCTATCTGACGATACTATACAGTACATAGAAGGACTTAAGAAAGTTTTTGGAGACAGTCCAGTCAAACAAGTTGGTTTAAACGAACTTATAACAATAGACAAAAAACTTTCTTCTGACATATCTTCTAAGTTCGGCAACCCTAAAAGCGACTTGTACAACGAAACTTTAGAGTATGAATTAAATCAGTTATCTTCTCTTTTGAGGGAGACTACTAATAAAGTTCTTACTACTAAAAACCCAGAAGCTGCTGCTAAATATGCTAAACTCAAGGCTGATTATTCTTCTGGAATAAAAGGAATACTACCGGAAGTCAACAGATCTTTTATTAACCAAGCTTCTAAAGGGAACTACAAAAGCTTAGGAACTTTGCTTACACAAGCAGGTAACATAAACCAAGTAGTTACTTTTAAAAAGAGTTTAAAAGAGTCCTTCGCACAAGCAGAAAAAGCAGGAGTAGCTCCGTTAGATCGTTTTATTTCTTTTGATGAGGCAGATGCTCTAATTAAAAAGGGTTTTTTACAAAAGACTTTCCCCACTTTAGGAACTGGTGAGTTTTCTATAAAAAAATATAAAACTTTAGCTAATAAGTTAGCAGACCCTACAGAAGCTTCTAGGTTTAAGGCGGTGTTGGGCGCTGACTATCCCAAAGTAAAACAACTTATAAACCTTATGTCAGAAGCTTCTGAAAAACCTCAAAGTAATTTAGGTGAATTATTTTTAAGAAATAAAGAATACCAAGTTCTTGGCATAACAGGAGCTTTAGTAAGCGGAGCTGCAGTGCCTGTAGTTGGTCCAATTATAGGAGCTTCTGCAATATTGATCCCTAATGTTTTAGCTAAAGCAGCGACAAACCCCAAACACGTAAACAAACTACTAGCCTATGACAAAGCTAAGTTTGCTACAGAACAAAAAAGAGACGTCGCTCTTTCGTTAATTGTGTCTGACATTGTAGACTCTATGACTGAAGAAGAAGCTTCGGAAGTTAGAAACATAGTTAGAGAACTGAATCAAAAAAGGACTGAGCAGTAAAAAAGGGGCCACTTAAGGCCCCTTCAGTTTTACTTTAGATCTCGCAACTGTTGCCAACACAGGCCAACTGTTGTGACCCTTCGGTCATGTCTGACTCCTCAACGATGTCCCACTCGATAGTCTTTGGAAACTCCTTGACTAGCTTCTGGTACGTCTCCAGATCCACAGGCTCATAGGGCGCTTGCTGGTACGTGTGTTCTGAGTAAG